TTCACTTCAAAATTAATTGAGAAAGTAGCGCACAATTTCTTGATAAAGAATCTGCAGCACAACCATACTGTTGAACATACATTTGCAGTAACTGGATTAACAGTAGTTGAATCGTGGCTCAAGGAAGGTGATAGTGATAAGTCAGTAGCGTTAGGATTCGAACTGCCTAACGGCACTTGGTTTGTTGGTGTGAAGGTTGAAAATGATGAGGTATGGAATCAGGTGAAAGAAGGAAAGATAAAAGGATTCTCGATTGAAGGATTCTTTAATGAAGTAGGTGTTGAAATGTCGAAAACTCAAATCGCAGAAAGTTGGGAAGTTGAGATAGAAAAATACTTATCTTCGTTGCAAGGTTAATTTGTGTTTGTGTTCATTGTGTTAATTGTGTTTTGTTAAGTTAAAGTCGAGAAGCCCGTTACAATCGTGTGACGGGCTTTTCTTTTACTGTTGATAAATATTTGTATACTACTTACACGCTTCTATATTATTAAGTGTAAATCAATATACAAATGAAAGTAATAGAAACATTGAGTGCTATCTTGAAGAAGCACAACATCAAAGGCGTTCAGCTTTCTGAAGTGATTGAAGTTAAGATGGCAATGGAGGGAGTTCTTGCAGACGGTACGGTGGTGGCTACACCTAATGAATCGTTTGAAGTAGGAGCAGAACTTTACGTTATCGATGCCGAAGGAAATCCACAACCAGCACCTGACGGAGAGCATACGCTTGACAACGGAATGGTTCTTGTTTCTGTAGGTGGCTTCATTACTGAGGTGACTGAAGTAGAACCTTCTGAAGAAGAAATGAGTGCAGACATCGCAGCTACTATCGCAGCAATGGATGAGCAGTTGACATCTATCAAGAATCAACTCGCAGAAAAAGAAACCGAACTTGCTTCTGTTCGTGCAGAATTAAGTGAAGTAAAAAACAATCTAAACATTTCACAAGCTAAAGCAACTGAGTTGTCTAAACAAGCGGCTGCAGTATCTGTGAAAGAAGAAAAAGCAGTAGTTGAAACTGCAATTAATTTTTCAAAAAAACAAACTAAAAACGACACAATCCTAAAGACGATTATGTCACTAAAAAAATAATAAGAAATGGCTACATCATTGACAATTAGCAGTTCTTCTTACGCAGGTGCATTAGCACTTCCGTACATCCAAGCTGCTATTCTATCGGGCGACACTCTTGCTAAAGGTTACATCGCTATCAAAGAGAATGTAAAATACAAAGCAGTTATCAAGAAGCTTTCATCAAGCGGATTGGTAGTAGCTGCTACTTGTGATTTCACAACTGCAGGTTCTGTTACTCTAGCGGAAACAGTACTTACAACTACTGACTTGAACACCAACGTTGAACTTTGCAAAAAGCAATTCGTTCAAGATTGGGAAGCGTATAACACTGGTGCAGGATTCATCAATGACCAAGTACCAGTTGAGTTCGCTGACTTTATGTTGGCTCACATCGCTGCAAAAGTTGGAGAAGCAATCGAGTATAACTTGTGGCAAGGTAACTTTGATGCTGCGTCATCTAACGCAACACCAACATACACTGCTTTCACTGGTCTTTTGAGATTGGTTGACAACGCTAAGAGTGGTACTCCAGACGTTGACTTTAGTGCTGCTACTTCTGCGTCTAACGTTATCGCTCAGATGCAATCGGTACTTGCTGCATTGCCATCAACATTGATTGGTAAGACAGATACTGTAAAGCTTTACGTTAATCGTAAGACTGCTCAGTTTTATCGCCAAGCAATCAACACACTTGGTTTTCAATTCACTTACAACGCGACTGAGAATGCTCCAGTCTTGATTGATGGTTACGAAATCTATGTGTGTCCAGGTATTCCAGATGCAACAATGGTTGCTGCTGAAGCAGACAATTTGATTTTTGGTACTGACCTTCTTTCAGATTTGAACGAAGCGAAAGTAATTGATATGTCAATGACTGACGGCTCAGACAACGTTCGTGTTGCAATGCGTTACCGTTGTGGTACTGCTATCGGTTTCGGTGCAGACATTTCATTGGGTTACGTAAATCCATAATTGAATTTATAAACTTAAAGAACGGGTGGGCGTTAAACACCCATCCGTTTTTTTATTAAAAAAAAATACTATGTGTAATTTAACAAGAGGTTTTGGTCTTGGATGTAATGATACAATCGGTGGAGTAAAGGCTCTTTATTTTGCTGATTGGGAAGATGTAGTGGCAGGTGTTGCTTACGATGCTACTAGCGGTCAAGTTGAGGTGTTGCCTACAATGACTATCTACAAATATGTGCCACACCGTAACACGGGCAACTGGGTTGAAGAAACAACTGCAAACCTTGATACGGGTTCTGTGTTTTGGACATCAACTATCAATGCGTCATTGAAAGAACTTACTCAAGCTAAGCAGCAAGAGCTTCAAAATATGGCTTATGGTCGTTGGGTTGTTTTCGTTGAAGATTCAAACGGAAATATTTGGATGGTAGGTGCGCAGGAAGGCGTACTTGTAAGCGGTGGAAACGGCTCAACGGGTGCGGCAAAAGGTGACTTGAATGGTTACACTTTGGTCTTGACTGCTGAGGACAAGTATCGCGCTCCAAGATTGGAGAGTTATACTTCAGTTCCTTTCGATAATGCTACATTTGGTACTATCACAATCGAAGATTAATTCGTAATTTAGTAGCGGACGAATTGAGAGATTCATCCGCTACTTTATATTGTATTTTATATGGTATACTTGTTACCGAATACTGCTAATCAGTCACTATATCTATCGCTCTATGAAGGCAGATATACGTTGGCTGATTTCACGCATTATATGCTCTCAATTATCAGAGAAGAAAATAGCGAAACGGGTGAGAAATTGAATCAAGTTCCTGCAGTTATAACTGACGGAAGCGGTTATTCTCACATCACTGTCACGACATCTACACTTACTCAGGCAGGTCGTTATCGCTATGTTGTATATGGACAAAATTCGTCCACAAATATTGATGACGAAGATGCATCAATAGTTGGCATTGTAGAAATTGGATATTTAGAACTAACAGACAACGGCACGTACTACGATGTCGTTGAAACAACTACGGCAAATGACATCATCATTGATTAATAAAATCACTTCAATTAATCTTTCATCAAACTATACTCAGGTGTCTAGTGATGAAAAAGAATCTTCAAAAGGATGGGTTGATTACGGTGATAGAAATGGCTTTCCGCAATACTGTCTTGAACTAGCGGAGCAATCTCCAGTTCACGGTTCATTGGTACGTTCAATATCACAAATGATTGCAGGTAAAGGCATCTCATCAAAGGATGTCGGTACAGCTTCTCTTATTAAGTCTTTAAAGATTGACAAAGCAATAGACAATACTGCTTTAGATTTGGAACTGCACGGTGGTTTCTTTTGGCAAGTTGTCTGGACACTTGGCGGTGAAATATCATTCGTTGAACATTTGCCTTTTGAGAATTGCAGAATCGGAATCAACCGTGAGAATGGTGATGTAAATGGTGTATGGTATTCGAATGATTGGTCAAACTTAAAGAAGCGCAGAAACGCTCCTAAGTTCATTCCTTTATTCTCAGAAAAAAGTAAGAAGGAAAATCCGAGACAAGTGTATTTCTGTTTTAAGAATAGTTCGACGGCTAACTATTACGGAAAGCCCGACTACATTTCTTCACTTAACTACATTGAGTTGTCGCGTCAGATAGCACTCTTTCACGTTAACAATATTCAGAATGGTTTATTCCCTTCGATGGTTGTATCAATGAATAACGGTATACCTGAGACGCAAGAGGAAATGGATATGGTTCGCCACGATATTGAAAGAAATATTAGTGGCGCAGTCAACGCTGGTAAGTTCGTGTTGATGTTTAATGAGAACAGAGATAGAGCAGCGGAGTTCACACCATTCCCGATTACTGATGCAGATAAACAATACCAATACCTTGAAGATGTTTGTACTCGTCAAATAATGATTGCTCACCGTGTGACATCTCCTTTGCTTTTCGGTATCCGAGAGGGCGGTGGATTGGGTTCAAATAAAGATGAGATGGAAACTGCTCTCAAGATATTTAACGAGCAAGTTATTGAGCCATCACAACGCTTGATAACTGATGCGGCAGAGACAATTTTACAAGCTGCAAATTCATCAAGTGCGGTATTTATTGTGAGCAATGGTGAAGAAGTAAATGCAGATACTGCAAGTGTAGCAACAACTACTACAAGTTCAGATGTTACTGCGGCTGATGTGAGTTATAACGGTGCGCAGATTTCATCTGCTATTGACATCATCGCAAAAGTGAAAGAAGGAATCTTGACTGAAGAACAAGCGACTATTTTCTTGATTCAATTCTTGCAACTTCCAGAAGATGTTGCTAAAGCATTCTTCGCAGGTGGTGGTGCATTGGCAGTTCAACAACTTTCTGCTTACTTAAAAAAAAAAGTAGCGACTGAAGTTTGTTGCAAAGCTGAAGCACCAGAGTTCACGATTGAAGAAGAAGATAAATGGCTTGATAAATTATCTCAACGTGGTGAGATAATAGATGAAGAAGAATGGGAGTTGATGAGTGAAGAAGAAGCTGGTGGAAATCTAGATGAACTTGAATATTTCAAAGGATTGAAAAATGTTAATATGGCTTATAGTTCTTATGCTAATCCAAATGAAGCGAGTGATAGAGATAGTGGATTATATAAATTAAGATACAAATACTCTGAAAATATTAGTGCAAACTCACGCAAGTTTTGCAAACAAATGGTAAATGATAGTGTAAGAGGTGTAGTGTTCAGATATGAGGACATCGCAGATATGAGTAGTAAAGGAGTAAACGAAGGATTTGCACCAGAAGGACAAAGCACATACGACATCTTTACCTACAAGGGCGGAAGTTATTGTCATCATTCTTGGCTTAGAAGAATCTATTTTAGAAAAAGAAAAGATGGTAAATTCCTACCTAATAAAGGATTGAAAAATGACGAGCGTGTAAAGGATAGCGGCTTAGATTTCTTAGTGCCAAAAGGCAAAGAATCAATAAGACCAATAAACACTCCGAATCGCGGCTCACTTAAAAACATAGACTAATGGCAGAAATTTGTATCATAGACGAAAACTTCGTCAAGAAATATACTAACGTAAACGGAGCAGTTGATTCAAATAGAATCTACCAAGCTATCTACGTTGCGCAAGACTTACATATGGAGCAGTATCTAGGCTCTGACTTGTGGAATAAAATCAAAGATGATAGCGCAGATTCATCTATTACGGGTGTTTATCTAACACTTCGAAATGATTACATACGCAAAGCGTTAGTATGGTTTGTGATGGTTGAACTTCTACCTGCTATGTACTATCGAAATGATAATGGTTCACTAGTAAAACGCACTAGTGAAGACTCTGAAGTGATAGCACAAAGTGAACTGGATAGATTGATTGATGACGCACGAGGTAAAGCTTTACACTACACAAAAAAAATGGTTGACTATCTTTGCCACAACAATAATTCATTCCCTGAATATTCATCTAGCACATTTCCAGAAACGCAACCAGTAAAGAATGTTTACGGGCGTGGTAAGATGGTGTTTAGCACGGGCAATAGTTTATCAACTAGAAATAATTATCCATATGACAACAACTACGACTGCAAATGGTGGAGGTAAAAAGACAAGAGGTAAAGCACTTCGTAAAGAAGTTGAAGCCAAACTTAAAAAGTTCATAGCAGACAAGAAAAAAGATTGACGCTATGAGAGATGATTCGCTATCCATATTTTATCCATATGTTGATTTATTAAAAATGAAAATGCCATTACTTATTGCCATCAGTTGGTCTAGTATGGCTGCGTTTTTTAATACCTATGTGTTTGACGATTGGTCTTTCTTAATCTATCTAGTCATAATGATTGCGATAGACACTTTTTTAGGTGTCTGGAAGGCTTGGAAGTATCACGTTTTGAGTAGTTCGCGGTTCGGTGGTATGATTATCAAAAGTGTACTATATGCTTTCTTTTTGATAGTTGTTCACAATCTTACAAACTTCAGTACCAATGAAATAACGAAGTCACTATTTTTGTGGGTAGAGGAACTTTGCTACGCAGCATTACTTGTTCGTGAAGCAATTTCTATCATTGAGAACATTGGTGCTATAAAGCCTGACCTGCTCCCAAAGTGGATTCTAAAAAGGCTGAAATCTTTTGATGAAAAAGGACAATTTCAAATAGATAATGAATGAGGACAATAACACACATAGTCGTTCATTGCTCAGCAACTGGACAAGACGCAAAAGTAGAAGCTATCCAAAGATATTGGAAGGAGAAGTTAGGATGGAAGCAAGTTGGCTATCACTACATTATTGAAGCGGACGGCAAAGAGACACAACTGCTATCAATCGCTCAACCGTCCAATGGCGTTAAAGGTTTTAACAAGTCAATCATCAACGTGTGTTATATCGGTGGCGTGAATAAGTTAGGTAAGCCAACAGACAACAGAACAGACGCACAAAAAAAGCAACTATACACACGCTTAAAAGCATTAAAGACTATGTTTCCAGAAGCGATAATTCAAGGTCATAAAGACTTCCCAAACGTTGCTAAAGCTTGTCCTTGTTTTGACGCAAAAACGGAATATAAAAATATCTAAGAGGAGCAGTTGCTCCTTTTCTTTTTTCTAATAACTTAAATAATTCACAATGATAAACACTCCAAAGTGGGATGAGATTTTCAAGATTGAAAGCAAAAAAGAAGGCGAGACATTAACTGCTTTTAAGATACGAATAGCTAAAAAGTACAATACTACTATAGGCAATATCGCGTCAAAGTATCATCGTCACGTTACGTGCAAGAATCGTCCAAAGAAATTTGATGAATCTATACCAGTTGCGCATCATCTGCCGCAGTCAGACACAAAAGAAAAAACTATTGTCGATATTGAAGGAAATAGAATACTCGGTCTATTCGATGTTCATATTCCTTATCACGATATTAAAGCATTACACTTGGCAATTGATAAAGGAGTTCAAGAAAAATGCGATACTGTTTTATTAGGTGGTGATTACATTGACTGCTACGAGATTAGTAGCTTTGAAAAGGATAGAAGCAAACGTTCATTTAGGTCAGAGATTCAGTTGACTAAACAATTCTTTTCTTTCCTGCGTTTCAAGTTTCCAAAGGCTAGAATCTATGCGAAGATGGGTAACCACGAAGAACGCTACGAAAGATATATCAGAAAGAACGCGAGTGCTCTAGATGGCATAGAAGATTTCGAGTTGAGCAATCTACTAGGCTTTGACAAGTTCGGAATCGAATTGATACAAGGGAAGCAGCTAGCACGAATAAACTCATTAGCGGTGGTACACGGTCACGAATTTGGTAAGTCTACATTCTCGCCCGTGAACGTTGCGCGAGGTCTTTATATGAGGGCTAAATCTTCTGCGATTTGTGGACATTCGCATCAAACTTCTGAGCATACTGAAAAAGATATCAATGGCAAATTAACTACGTGCTGGAGTGTTGGATGCTTAAGTGAATTAACTCCTGAATATGCACCGTTTGCAAAATATAATCACGGATTTTGTATAGTAACTAAGCGAGGTAAGGACGGTTTCAACGTCCAAAACTTCAGAATACACGAGGGCAAAATACTGTGATGATAGATTTGAATCTCAAAGTACGTTATCGCATTGGTGATATCGTCTACTGTCGGTCAGATGTTGACAGTCGGTTACGTTTTGTAACTGGCTTTATCATCCGCAAAGGAATGATAATATACATTGTATCAATGGAAGGCAGCGAAGCCTACTTTTATGACTTCGAATTGATTAGTGAGAATGAACAATTACTTGGATTAAACTAATTATTTAGTATCACAAAAAATACCACATTCATAAGTATTAATTTTACCACCTCTTGCTTTTTCTGGAAGTTCGCTCAATTTGATTCTTTTGTTTTTATACTTAACCAACTTAACATTCAATTCTTCGCTTAATTCCATTCGTTCTTTAAACACTTGAGGGAATTCTTTACGAATAACATTCCAGTAAGTAGCTGAGGTAGCTTTGCAACAACCAATGCAGTTAGCGTTTGCTAAGTGTTTATAGATGTATGGCAACTCAATACCGACTTCTGTCAAATAATCAAAGCACATAGTTTTGGTTAGCTTTAAATCAATAAGAATTGGTAAAACATTAGAGCGTTCAAACTTTATAAATCTTTCGTGTCGGCTGATTTCATCAACAGTAAATCCTAAAACGTGGTAATCAATTGAGTATTGTTTTTCTATTTGGTATCTCGCTTCTTTTTTGAGAATTTTTGTGCAAGGTGCGCCCATAACACCACTCATATACTTTCTGTCCTTCCATATTTGATGCGCTGAATTATGAGTAATACTGGTATTAACTGCTCTTATGATTGATTTTCCTATATGTTTTTCAACATCAAGCAAAAATCTTTCATTGTCTTCGTGTTCTTCTAGAACTGGTGTATTAAATATGAGAACATTATTTTTCTCTCCATAAAGTTTAACTGTTTTGATTGCAGCCATTGCTGAAGCCGCACCACAAGAGAACCATACTGCTATTGTTTTTCCTTCCATCATAGTGTTATTATTATGTAGATTATCACACCTTCCAGAATGGCGATTGCAGACACGATAAATGTCCGCTTTCGCCATTTCTTTTTTCTATCAACCTCCTCATTCAAGACTTTTGCTTGTTCATCAATCTCAATCTGCTTCTTTAGATTGTAAATGCTTTCTATGTCATCCTGCTTTTGCGCTTGTATACCAGTGATATCAAAGTACTTTTTCAACATTGAATCCTTTTGAATCATAATTGAGTCCTGAAGCTTTGCGTACTCCCACCAATATTCTAACGAATAGTAACAAAGGTTAAATGCTTGGTCTTTATTTAACTGGAGTGTATCTACCACTAAAGTATCTGCGCTCGAACTCGCGTTGATTTGATTCGCGAATGATAGCATTAATACTATCGTTAGAAGTAAGTATAACTTTCTCATTTTTGAAATAATTGTTAGTGATTATAGGCTTTTTGGATTCGTAAAAGTAGACAGTATCGCGCATCATTTTGATATCAATCAGCGCATCGTGAATCATTCTATCTTGCTTGTCTATTTTTTTTTGGAGTTTCTCAATTTCGATTTGAAGTGGTGACGAATCTTCACGCTTTCGATTTGATAGTAGGATGAAGAAAACAGTTAATAGGATAACTGAGATGAAAATGACTATGTGTGTCTGGTTGATTTGTTTCATTGTGTTAAGTTAAAAAAAGTGGGCGCAAACTTAATTACGCCCACCTATTATTTAAGCGAAAGGTGTTAAACTAATTTTCTTGGTATTCAAATTTGCATAAGCTTCAAGTCTAAACTCTTTACCAGTAAGTGGTAAAAAGTGAACCGTGAACTTAATGTGTGCAGGTTTTGAATAATCAACATCAGCAATTGAATTGATGTCAAGTTCGAAAGCGTGTGCCTTATCCTTAGTCAAGTACGCAGACTTCCAGCACTCGCCAAAGTTTCCCGTTGAATCAGCATCAATCGCATTAGCTGGTCTTTCGCAACCGTTGTATAAAGTCCAAGTATTTCTAAAGTCACCTTGACTTGTGCCATAACAAGTGCGCAGCTGCGAGTAATTAAACGTGTTCCACTCTTTCTCGTTCACGAAAAACGTGCCGCGAAGTATATCGCCATCAAATTCTAGGTGAGGAAAGATGTTTGTGATGTGCGTCTCTGAATCTTTAATCTCGCCATCAAAATAATCGTTCTGCATCTGGAGTACGGTGTCCTCATTTACTCCCATAATCTCCGCAATTTCTGCTACATCATATTCAAGAACTGTTGTCTTGCCGTTTACCACCCAGTTAAATGTCCATTGATTCTTGTTCTCGAAATCATCAAACATAACTGATGCACCATCGCGCACGATAGTGACTAGCTTTTCGGTTTCGGTGTGAGTTGTCCCATTGGGCAACTGCCAAGATAGTTCTGAACGATACAACTGCCAATGTCCATTTTCATTTTGTCCTGCTACTACATAGCCGTAATCATTGATATACATTGATACAAGATTGAGCAGATAAGCAGGCGTTCCAACGTAGGTTGTTGACGGCATAAAGCCATCTTTCCAAACGTACTTGGTTTGAGTTAAGTATCTACCTGCCCATCTTGGATTTGGCACAAGTACAGTTTCTTTTACTAGCTTACGATTCAGTTTTAAATCGTTCACAGTTCGTCTATCAATGACGTAGTTTTTTAATTCGTCCCACATTTCTGGAGGGATTCCAGTTGACTCTTTGTTAAATTCCATTTTTATTTTGTTTTAATTATCTGACTGCATATTTACCGTAGTTTGGATAGAGTTCAAAGTACATTCGCATCATCATCATATCTGCAAAGTCAGGTGAAAATCCGTGTTTCTTTTTTATTTCTTCTTTGCCCGTCACCTGCTTCTTTCTTTCACTATCCATATTTGCAATTCTGACAACTTCAAGATGCTTTATTATTTCACTTTTATACTTATCAGCAATTATGATGATTTTATTTGAGTTGATATATTCTCCTAACTTAAAATAACACTCAGCTTTAAGATTCATATAAGTTTCAGAATCAACTGCACGACCACCATTATTGAAAGACTGACACTTTAAAATACCAACTACTCCAATTCCTAGTCCATCAGCATCAACAACTATGTTACCCAGCTTCACGCTTCTTTCCTTCGCTAAATTACGTATGAACTCAGCTACTTCGTTAGGATATTTCTGTTCCATTACAAACACATCCACAAGCGACAATCCACTCCATAAACCAATGATTGTTTTATCGTTACCAAGTCCTGCAATGTCGGCCGTTATAAACATAGTTGAACCGTTTATCTCGTTCCTAAAGCAGCGCAGCAAGTCATCATAGTAGTATAGACGGTCATTACTTTCATCATAGTCCCAATCACCATCTAAAAGGCGTTTACGGTCTATCTCTGGAAGTCTTGAAAGCTTCTCTAGGTACGCAGGTTCTAAATTCGGGTTGTCTGTTGGCAATGCTTTGACGAATGCTCTATCTTCACGAAGCGTACCGTTACGATGCGCATCAAAGAAGTCAGAGTACAACCAACCTTTTGATGGGTTGCAGGATAGCAATCCTTTAGGTATTCCGTTTATTAGATTGTACCTGACACGGCTATCCAGAATGTCAATCGCACGTTTACTTACCTCTGCGCTTTCATCTACAAAGTAGTCTGTGATTTCTATCGAACCAAGTCGAGTAAATTCTGCATCTGAAGGTGTATAAGCTAGGTCCATTAGCATTATCTGTGAACCATTATAGAACTTGATAATGTGGTCTTGACCGTTGTATGTATAATGAACACCAGATACTAAGCCCATCTGATTTGCAATCGTCCAAAAGGTTGCCATCGTTGACTGTCTAAGTCGCTTAAGTTCTGCACGACCTATTAATCCTCTTGTATTTGCATATTTTAATCTGCGATTAATCTGCCAAGAACAACCGAGAAATGTTTTACCACCACCAGCACTACCTCCATAAAGCACGGTTTCAGTCACCAAGTTAGCAGGTGAAAGAAGTGTTAATGCTTCCTCTTGTCTAGTAGTATAGTTAGGTATGTACATAGTGCAAAATTAACTTATTAATTTATTTGCTTTTTCAGATAGTTGAGATACATAATCACTTTCATTTCTCGCGCAATACTATTTTGATACTGCTCTTTCATTCGGGGATTGTTTAAAATCCTTTCAAGCTTGGTCTTGCCGATTTCCTGCTCGTCGTGAACTATTCGCTTTGCTCTTTGCTTAAATGCTAACCACTCCGCATCCGTCCAATAGTCGTCAGTAACAAGACCAGTCTTGTATAAATTCTCCAACATCACAAATCCCATTAATTCAGCAGCCATAAAGATTCCTTTCTTGGCATTCTCAATATCCTTTTGCAAAGATTCATTAAACCAATTTAATTTTTCGTTGGATGATTCTAGTTGTCGTGCAGATTCAATATAGTTCACGTTTACCTCATTCCACTTTTTCATTGCATCCATTCGAAGCTGGTAGTATTCGCTGAGTACACTTCCTACATAAGTAGCATCAAATGACTTAAACGATGTTAGCTTGTTCGCTAACTTACTTGCTGCGTTAAACTCAAACGCTAACTTAAAATCTACGGTAGTACACCAACTGAAGTTATCAGAAACAAACGAGTGTAGTTGTTGGATAGGTTCGATTCTGTCAGGTTGAGCAATTCCGTGAAAAACAAGCTGCGCATAATACTCAACTGCGAAATCCTTTCCACTAATCAATGCGATTAGTGGTGCTTCTTTGGCTGCTATTATTTTTCTAAAGTCAACGTTAGCGACCTTAGTCAAATTGGCTAAGGAGTGACTGAAGCCCCTCTGAACTTGTGCCTTTTCCAAATGTTCCATTGTTAATTGTTTTTTGTGTTACAAACTTACTCATATCCCAAGCGGCTACCGCTGCTCGTTTCCAATCTTTTAATTTCTTGTTCCCGTACTTCCAGTCTTTAAGTTCATAATGTGCGATGAACTTGGACGCGAATGTAATACCATCCGATTGACTGCCGCCCGTCTTTGATTGAAAGAATGCTACCACATCATCCATCGATGGGGCAACGAACTCGCCAACAATGTGCTTGTGGTATTCATTCATCAGTTTGATGCACTCATCTGGAGAGATGCAATCTTGATAGGTTGCTTTTGCGTTTTTATAAAAGAAGTCTTTTGCCGTCATTGTGTTTGTTTTTTAAGGTTGTTGATGTTTTATTCCTTCAGACTTTACCAGTAAATAGAATTTCAAGTCGTTTTAAGAAACCAATCTTTTTCTTTGGCAAAAACTTTTCTCTTGCCGCTTTAACTTTTGGCTCTGAAAAAACAATAGGAAGTTGTTTATCCGTTGGTTTGTTTCTTGCTAGGTGAGCATCTTTGTAATGCTCCTTAATTAACTCAATACATTTATCTACTCTGCTATCGTGCAGTCTAATAATGCCGCGATAATAGCCTTGTGAATCTTTATAAACAACACTTGATTGAAGTAAGATTCTAGCCATCCAATGCCCAATCTTGACCTCACCCAAAGCTTCATTAAGTGATTTGTGATTCCTTGAATTAAGTGTTTTAGTTAAGTGCGCTAGTCTTTTACGTAGCACCTCTTTGTCTTTAGTTAATTTTTGTTTCATTGTTTATGAAATTATTTAGTTAGTTGCAGTTTATTTGAAATCTTCGCTAAGGTTTTGAATCCTCTTAACTGGAGATATTCGTCTAAGGAAATTAACATTGCATTCAGTCTTTTATCATATCCCATTGTATTCTCGCAACGTCTTGTCGCGTGAATTACTGATGCGTGATGTCTGTTAAATATTGCACCAAGTCTTACCAGAGTCATTCGATGTCCAAATTCTAACTCAATACAAAACATTGTAATGTGACGAATGTAAACAATATCCTGCAATCTGCTTTTACTTTGGATTTCTTTCATTCCGATAGAGTGGTAGCATTGTGACCATTCACATATAGTAGATACATATCTGGATAGAACAATATCGTCAACTGTTGAGTGGTCAATTATCTTATTTCTATCGGTCATTAAATCTATAAACTCCTGCTTATTCTCGTCCCTCACCATCGGTAGAAGCGAGTTGATGTCTATTGTATTCATTGTTTATTAATTTTGTTAATTGATTAATTGATATGTTCGTAATGCTGGATATCAGCACTAAATATTCTAAGTTCATTCGCCAAGGTTGATTGGCGTAAAGCATTGCCGTGTTCCTTGAAATTTTAAGAGTCGTGCCGAAGTTCGACACGCTCTTAAATTTCGATTTGACAAATGCTTTGAAGTTAGAATGGTAGGTCTGAGTAGTCTTCAACATCATTTGGTCTTGGGTCTTGTGGTTTAATAGGTTGAAATTGTCTCGACTTCGCGGCTAACTCCGCTTGAATTTTTCCGTACTCTGGAGTCGCAGCCATTTGGTCTTGCAAAAATTTTGGTAGTTCATTGAACAAGTCAAAATCAAAGTTATCGTAACTTAATATTTTACTTGCATTGATTTGGTCTGGACAAGTCATTCCTTTCATCACGGGCGCAATTGCCGCGATGTTCGAATAGGTCTTTCCTTCCTTTTCGGTGTGAGTGACTGTAATCATACCTGCTGCACCCAAAAGATTCGACACATCAAAGCGTTTCGCTTCATCTTCTGTAAATGTTTTACCTCTCCAGTTCTCCAAGAATTTGCGAAGTCCTGCTTTCTCGTGCATCGAAAGTGTGAATGTCTTGCTGATAGACATAGGCTGCTCACCGTTCTCAGGCTTAAAAGTTCTGAGTTCATTAGGTAATTCAAAACTTAGTCGAACTTTCTTGCTCACTTTACTTTGTCCTTCCCAAGTCTCAGCGACCGTCCCGATTTCTAACATAGAGTAGCATCGCGCCACTTGAAGTCCTGCAGGTATCAATTCTCTTTCGAAATTTCCGCCGCCATTGTTTTCTGCTAAAATTGCCATTTTGATTTATTTATTTAATTGTTACTGATATTGTTGATTTTCCTTCTACTTTTTTCGCAGGTTCAATCTGCAATCCATTCTCGTCGTATAACTCAGAGTTGACTGCTAACTGCGCTAACTCCTGCATCGTTTTAAGTTTAGCAGATAGATGATTCACTTGCATACAGTTCGCATAGTCCCAACGCGCAGGAGCATTTTTAAGCTCTACCTTCGCTCCAAACTTATCAAAGGTTCTTTCCCCGTATCTACTAGCTTCATCCATTGCATACGGCTGCAAATTAGTTATAACCGTAGTCAATACCTTCTCCAGCTTCTTTAGGTTAATGTAAGCTTCCAGAGCATTAGCGTTACCTTCTATCACTTGTTGTTGTAATTCAAATAATGTGTCAATCATTGTGTTTTGTTTTATAGGTAAATAATTTGATTGGCTTGTTCAGGAAAGGCAGGTGAGAAAGTTAGTTCATCCATCTCAATTTCTCCGTTTTCAATTGTTCCAGTGAATGTAATTACCCATCCGTTGTAATCAATAGACTGGTCTTGTAAGTAAGTCACCTCGTCTCCATAAGCTTCTGCGAATATTTCACGGATGCGAAGTCCAATTTCCTGCATTTCTTTTTTGTTTATGTATGGCGTGAAATCTATCATATCTCTTTTAATGTTTGGATTATTGATGTTTTTAATCTTTCAAATGATGTTGATTTGGTTTGCTGAGCAATATACTTGCTTTGCTCATTATAGTTCAGTCTATCCAGCGGCTCGGCTGAAGATTGAACGCATATGTATTTTCGTTGTTTCATTTTATTAATTCGGCTTTAATTCTTAAATCGGCTTTAATTTGATTGTCAAGCAATAGCATTGAATCGGATGAAAGGAAATCCTCTACGTTCTGCATCCATTCAATGAATAGGTCATCGTAGTTGTCGCAATCGTAGTCAACGGGGCAGGTAAAGCTAATGTCAACACTACTTGTTTGACGAAATTGATGCGTTATAAACATCACGTTGCAGGAAGCTGGATAGTTATCGAATCTCACAGACTTATCCGATAGATAGCTGATGCCTTTACAAGGATTGATAGTGCCGCCTTCGATGTTAGTAGCTTCTAGAACTTTAGAAGCTAGGTCGATGAAATGTTGAAATGGTGTGTTCATTGTTGTGTGTTATTTATTGTTTCTGATTAATGTTAAGTTTAATTCCTTTGCTGCGTAGTTAATATGCTTTTGTGTAGTTACTGACCAGTAGCCAAGTTGAATTAGTTTATCATCTTCAATTTTTGCTACGATTGTAGAGTAAGACCATACATTATTTCCAATTAGTCTTAAGTTTTGTTTGTACTTTCTAAATGTTCTCATTGTGTTGTGTATTTTATTTGTTACCTAATCTAACGAATACTGGAGCAGTTATGTCTAATGTAGTTAAAAATGCGGAAGTCATTTTTCTCAGGTACAAGTTACCCGTATATCCTCGATATGAATTACGAATAAACCACTTATATCCATTTAAAGTAGTAGGTTCAAACGAAATTAGTATTTCGTTCTCGTTTCTAACTAAGTCGTATCCCTTACGTTTTATTCTGACACCATTAGTTCGGTATGTAATAGGAACAATTCTTAGATTGTTAGAATCAGCAAAAGCTTGTAGTGTTTTCATTGTATTGTGTTGTGTTGTTTATTGTGTTATTTATTTTAATCTCTTAATGTCGCTTTGAAGTAGCCATAAGAATATTCACCATATTCGTTTACTTCCTTTTCCCAATTCATTGGAACGCCAGTAATAAAAATTGCTTTTGAAATTATTTGACCGTTGTGTGTGTAGTTGTACTTTTTCATTGTGTTGTGTGTTTTATTATTTATGTATCTTTGTTTTGCCTGACAAACATACGGTAACATTTTAAGTGCGCAATAAATTAAGCACAAAAAAATTGTTAAAAAATGTTAAAATTTGTATAACTACTTGATATTAAATAAGAAACCAATAAGTAAAAGAACTACGCCACTTGAAGATTCCGTTCAGAAAGCAGTAGTTCATTATCTGAAGTATGCCTATCCAACTGCGCTTTATTGCGCTTCCGCTGGTGGTGTACGCACTTCTTATAAACAAGCAGTAAAGATGAAAGCTACGGGATACGTTAAAGGATTTCCTGACTTATTTATATACGAACCTAGAAACGGTTTTTTTGGTTTGGCGATTGAACTAAAACGAGAAAAGGGAATAGCGTCACCCGAGCAGAAAGAATGGCAACAGAAGCTTATGGACCGAGGATATCAGGCGCACATATGCAAAGGATTTGATGCAGCAATACTTGTTATAGATTCCTATTTTAAATGCATAATCTAACTATCATATACAATCGTCTTAAATCGTCAGCTAATCAAATGACGAAAAATAGTTATGATGGTGATGAACTTCTACACTTTACAATAGAGTATGCTATTAATCATTCAATGAATCGCATTGATGAACTAACTCCTGATGAATTATTTAGTTACCTTAATAGAGCGATGTGGTTAGGCTGGAATAGCAAGACATCTGCTTTCCGTCAGTTATATAAATTAGATACGATTGAGTTTAATAGCGAGTCGCTAATAGAGTTTGAATCCTTTAACCTATACGATAGAATCAAAATAGAGAATGTTGATATCGCGCTTTCTCGCCTTCCAGACCACGAAAGAATATTGTTTGAAGCATACCTTGACGATTCGTTCAATTACAAAGAGTGGGCAGACATCGCAGGAGTAAGTGTAGAGTATATGTATAAGTATATCAATTACATTAAATCTAAAATTAAAAAGTATGTGGTTCGCACCAGCAAAAGTCATTGAAGAAAGAAGAAGCATTTGCTCGTCTTGTAAGTTCGCCAAACGCGAATCAACGGGCTTGTGGTGTGGAACTCCTAAATACAAATCGCTTAAAGGAGACATTGTTACCTATCGCAAAAAGAAGTATGAACTCTGCGGCTGCAATATGTTTCTAAAGACGGGCTTTAAAAATCAATCTTGTCCAGTAGGTAAATGGAATTCAGTTGGAGAATTAAGTGATGAAGATAAAAACGAAATTAGAGCATTCTTAAAAACGGTACATACCGACTACATAAGTCAAGAGGATTTAAAGAAGCTTTATCATTATGCAACAAAGGCTTCAGGGCACTGGATTGAGCCTTCAAAGTGTACACCTTGCATAAAAGACTTATTAACTAAATTAAAAAACGATATAGAATAATGTATATTCAATTTATGTTTGTCAGGTATTAAGCGTACTCCTTATTTGACTGCAACCTAATCAGGCGTACGCGAATTGAAACCTAGTGTTTCGAATAAATCTCTAGGGTTGCAGCTAGAGATTTTTTTTTGATTCATTTGGACGGAAGTATATACGTTGGCGAATGAATTGTAACGGCTACCAAGAGGTACGGATAAAGCCAAGCTGCGGTGTTAGGGAATGAGCAGTAAGTCCGTAGGCAATTGCACATTGTCTTTAAGTAGATTCCAAGTGTTAGGACGTGCAAGTTCACTAACATATCCGAAGGGCGACGAATGGCTCCAGAAGCAAACGTTAAGCCAAAAGGTTCACGACAACTTTACTTCATTTGAAGTGATGTAAGGTTATTCGTGTTATCCTTTAAGCTCAGAATCCACCAAAAGCAAACAATAGTAGATAAGTAGTTAGAAATAATAATATTGAATAATTAACTACATTTGTCTCAAACAATAAACAATGGAAGAAAATACACAATTTCAAGAGTTATCATTCGAAGATTCTGCTCACATAACTATGCAGGTCGCTGAGTTCGAAATGAATGCACTAGCGAAAGTCTTAAAGTCAAAAGATATTACTTTTAGAAGCGAAGCACAGTTATCTTCATTCGTACGTAAACGATTGTTTAAAGAAATCAATGAAGTAAATAATACTATTACTTATCGTTACTGCAATATGGGCAGTACACGAAAAAAGTTCTTGTTTCAAATAATCAAAACAGTTACTACAAACGAAGAAGGTTCTGCTATTCTTAATTTGAATGTTGAACTTAAAGAATCAAAAGCAATATGAAAACGGAAAAAGTTAAGATTGAACTTGTCAAATCAAATGCTGACAATCCAAGAATTATTAAACACGATAAGTTTAAAAAGCTAGTTAAGTCAATTCAAGACTTTCCAAAAATGCTTGAATTAAGACCAATCGTAGTTGATGAAGATATGATTGTGCTGGGTGGCAATATGCGATTGAAAGCTTGTCAAGAAGCAGGATTAAAAGAAGTTTTTATCATTAAAGCAAATGAACTTACTTCAGAGCAGAAGAAAGAGTTTATAATTAAAGACAATGTTGGGTTTGGTGAATGGGATTGGGATATACTAGCAAACGAATGGGATAACGATTTGTTGGTTGAATGGGGATTGGATACAGTATTTGCAAACGATGAACTTCCTTTAGACGATGCTCATATAGATGATTCAGTTGAAACTATTATTGTTATCGGTGTAAAGAACATTAACGATATTGATAAAATTACTGATTTCTACAATCTAAAAAGTACCAATTTGACTGCAGAAATGAAAGACCAGCTTGTATCACAAAGAAAAGTATATGTATTCGAATAAGAAACTTGTAGCGTTATTAGGCGGAAGGGAGTATAAGGATAGCAGTACGTTACGAAAGTTCTTAACTCCTTCAATTAGAAAACAACTTAAAGACGCAAATGTTGATTTTATAATTGCTACCAACAATAACAAAGCAGCACGGCAATTCAGACAAATAGATGGAATGCAAGTCGTTGAATTAACTCCAGAGTTGCACCAAGAATTTATGTCAAGGCAAAGAGAAGAAAAGCCAAACTTAGGTGCTGAAACCAGAGAGATAATAAATCAATATGCTATTGAAAATAAATATGAGTATGTACTTTATTTAGATGACAATATTGAAAGAATGTACTGCAATCAAAATGGTAAGAGAATTTACTTCAGTCAAAAACAACCACAAGCATTTTTTCATATAATGATGCTATTGTTTTTTATAGCAGAAAACTCAAACTTTGGAGCAGTAGGATTGGAAATGGCTGCATTCGCACCAAGTAAAAATGAAGAAGTCAATTTAACATCTGGGTTCGCTTATTCGTTTTTTGTACAAAAAGTTGATGAGCACTTCAAATTTGAAAATGCAACCGAAGAAGATATCTTGATGAACATCTACAACGGTTATCAAAATAAACCAAGTGTTCTTATTAGAAATCTATTCTCGTATTCTAAAAGTGGAAAGAAGTCAAAGGGTGGTGGAAATAGGAAATTGTATAACGACTTACTGAAGGAGAATAAACGTGGTATTTATACTCATAACAAGTATCCACATATTTATACAATGAAAGTTAGTTACAATGTAAAAAGTTCAACTAATCAAAAAGAGCAATTCCTTCAGCACAAGCACACCTTAAGAAAGCCAAAAGAATGGGATGCGGCAATGGTGTACGAAAAAGAAAAAGTATTTCAGGAGATAGCAAGAGTTCAAAATTTAATTTACACAGACTTTTTATGAAAATATTAATTGTTGGCTGCGGTTTATCTGGTTCTACAATAGCAAGACTTGCAGCAGAAGATAATCATCAAGTATGTTTAATTGACAAACGAGAACACATTGGAGGAAACGTCTATGACTTTATTGATGAAGATACTGGGATAAGATTAAGTAAGTATGGCGTTCATATTTTTCACACAAATAATGATGAAGTATGGAACTTTGTAAATAGATTCAGCGAATGGAATCCATATCAACATAAAGTTCTAAGTTATTTAAACGGCAGATATGTTCCAATTCCAGTAAACATCAACACTATTAATGAGGTCTTTAATGTTGAATTAAGTAAACAAGAACAAGCACAATCTTTTTTATCTAAACTACAATACAAAGGTAAAGTTACAAATAGTGAGGATGCTGCAAAAGCAAGAGTTGGTGATAGATTATATGAATTGCTTTTTTTACATTACACAATAAAACAATGGGATAAGCACCCTAGAGAACTTGAGCCATCAGTTCTTGAAAGAATACCAGTACGTACTGATTTCAACGATAGATATTTTAATGACAAATATGAAGCACTTCCAGCAAACGGATATACTTCATTTGTTACCAATATGTTGAATCACGAAAATATTAAAGTATTATTAAACACCGAATATTCTGCAGACTTCAGGAAAGAATTTGATGTTGTTTTCTTTACTGGTAAAATTGATTCATACTTCCAAGAAAAATATGGTAAGTTAGAATATCGTTCGCTTGATTTTAAATACGAACTTCTGAATATGAAACAATATCAACCATATTGTCAAGTAAACTATCCAGAAGAAAGGCACAAATTCACAAGAATAATAGAGTACAAACATTTATATCCTATAGACATAAATAAAACGATAATAGCGAGAGAATATAGCACCTCAGAAGGTGAAGAGTATTATCCAGTTCCAACAGAAAAAAACAGAGCGATATACAATCAATATCAAAAAGAAGCTGAAACTACTGAAGACAAAGAAGGTGTCTATTTTGTTGGTCGTCTTGCAAATTATAAGTATATGAATATGGATGAAGCAATAAGCAATGCAATAATTGCATATAAAAAGTTTACTTCTGTAAATAAATAATAAGAACTATGACAAATAATGACATTAATAAAAAGTCAATGATAGAAGCCCTAGAGAAATCTCTGGGCATTGTCACTTCAGCTTGTAAGGCAGTAGGAATCAGCCGTGAAACTCACTATCGTTGGCTGCGCGAAGATGAGGAATATTTTACTGCAGTCAAATCAATAGAAGATGTAGCACTTGATTTTGCAGAATCACAATTGCACAAGCAGATAAAAGAAGGTGAGGTGTCGTCAACTATCTTCTTTTTAAAGACAAAAGGAAAGCGCAGAGGATATGTAGAGCGTCAGGAAATAGATACTAACATAGCACCTATTAACATCACAATCTCAGATAAGATATGACGTATCCAGTACCTACTAAATATTCAAGCATTAAAGTTCATCACTATGTCGGCTATCACTTAGCGACTAACGACCTAATGAAGTACCAAGCTATTAGCGGCACTACTCCTGAGCAATCTCGCAAGGTTAAGATAGACGATATTAACACCTGCATTGAACTATTTGACGAAGCGTTAAAAGAAACAACTGCGGTCTTTAAACCTATCGTTACACTGGGTGCTAAAGACTACGGATTGATTCCTAACTTTAAGCAGATAACGGCAGCGGAGTATGTAGACTTGTTAGAGTTCACAAAGCCAAATAATATATTTGAGAACCTAGCGAAAGCGTTGTGTATCTTATACCGTCCCGTGTCATCCAAGATGGGTGACAAGTACGACATTGAGGAGTATGCTCCGAAGCATATGGACAACGAGGTAGATATGTTAATGATGCCAATGGATGTGGTGAACGGTGCGCTTGTTTTTTTTTCGATTGTTGCCAACGACTTGTCAAACTCTACCCTGACATATTTGGAGGAGAAGGAGAAGGAACTGAAGACGATAGTGGAGGAGTTGAAGCAGCAGGAGTAAAGACCGTTAGTGAGCAGTTCGGTTGGTACTTTTTCCTGATGCAATTGGCAGATGACGATTTGGTGAAATTCAAGACCATACTATATTATCCAATAGAGGAATTACTGTACAATTATATGTATAGATTAAATATTAAAAGAGCAAGTAATGTCAAACAGTTATAGGACACTCATAGAAAGACTGCGTCAATTCGCAGATGGCCACTATATCATTCAAAAGTTTTATCACGGGCAGATAGATGCTGCGGACCTAGACAAAGAACCACGCTATCCAATGATGCACGTTCTACCCGTCGACATTCGTGCAAGTGAAGGCACTCTTGACTATGCTTTAGAGATTCGATTTGCTGACATTGGCAGGGATAAAGAAATTAAGACGGACTATCAAAAAGAAATTATCAGCGATATGTCGCGTCTTGCCCTATCGTTAATAAGTGAGATTGAAAATGGGCAGGTATTGTTCGGAGAGGATGCTGAGATAGTAGACAAACAAGCTACTATAATTCCATTTATTGAGGAGTTCACGCACGTACTGACGGGTGTTCAACTTAACGTGACCATTCGACTTCCTTATAATTGGTCAGCGTGTGATATACCTGCTGACTATTCGCCAAACATAACCGACAACCCAGACACGGGCAGCGGAATACTTACCAAGATAGGTGTGTATAATGACGGTGACTTTGTTGGATACACTTCCTTTCTTGACTTCTCAGATGACTTCAACGTTACGATCAATGGCAACAAGATAGAGGTTACACTTGTAGGCGGTGGCGGTGGCGCAGGTACGCTCCAAGAGACAACTGACTTGGGTAACACTACCACAAATGACATCGAGTTTATTGATGATGCCGAAGTAATATTCGGAGCAGGTGGTGGTGTGTTACTAGATAACGCTTCAAGACTTCGTGAGGGTACTATCGACGCAGGTACTGGCGGTAACAATGGCATTGCTTTAATCTGTGGCGTTGGGTATGAACTTAAATGGGAAGCAGGTAGTCAGTATGTGATGAATGGCAATGGTGATAACATCCGTATTGTTAACTACAAGTTCAACATAGTACCTTCAGCAACTGACGATAGTTCAAGTGGCTTCTATGTTGGTTCACGATGGATTCTAGACGATGGTGTATCTTACATCTGCACGGATGCGACAGTAGACGCTGCGGTGTGGGAGATTGAAGTGTCACCTTTCATTCCATTAGCAGGAACGGATAGCGGAAGCCCCGTGACGGGGAGTATTGAAACTACTTTAGGAGTAGAGGTGTTTGTTGAGAACTCCGCAAGGGCGGGAGTTTTATGGGATGACGGGACGGTACAAGTGTTCGGAAAAGCGTTAGACGCTTCTGAAACCACCGCGATAAATGTTAATCAAAGTGGTGTATCTGTTCAATCTGATGTTCCAACATTTGCGGGAGTTATTTATGACGCTGACTACTCCGCCAACTTCAACAATCTTTCCCTTATCAATCAAGAAGTATTAAAGAAAAGGATTTGGACAAAGGCAGGAACGCCAGATATAAACGATGATTTAGCAGATGGTTTTTTAGTCGGCTCATTAATTTGGGACACGACTAACTCGATTCTTTACAAGTGTACTAATAACACGGGCGGTGCAGCGGTTTGGTCTGCTGCGATTGCAGGTGGTGGTGATATGCTAAAATCGGTTTATGATACAGACAATGACGGAATAGTAGATAGTGCTGAGACCGTGCAGATAGTTGTTCGCAATTCAACGGGCAGCACATTGACCAAAGGTCAGGTAGTGTATCTCTCAGGTGCAACGGGCAACCGACCTAACGCAGTTCTTGCTCAAGCTAACACAGATGCAACTTCGGATAAGACTATCGGAATAGTGGTGGCTAACATTGCCAACAACGCAGATGGTCAGATAGCGGTAAGTGGTACGCTTCACAACTTAGATACTTCTGCTTTCACGGCAGGAGATGCGGTGTGGTTAAGTGCGGCAACGGCAGGGGCGATAACGGCTACTGCCCCAGCTGAACCAAATCATACTGTCTTCATTGGATATATCGCAAGAGCGCATCCAACGCAAGGTCGAATTGTCATTGCTATTCAAAACGGTTATGAGTTAGATGATATTCACGGTGTGAGTATAACAACACCTGCGACAGATGACTATTTATATTATGCTTCAGATGGTCCCT